GTCAAGTGACGCTAGATTTGGTATATTATCAAAGTCTGGTAGTGATGCTAAAAAAATGTTTACAGATAAAGTTGTACCTATATCTATTAACTATCCGTTTTTCTTTAAACCTATACAAGATGGTATGGATAGGCCAAAAACAGAATTAGCTTATAGAATACCTGCTAGTAAACTTACTAGAAAAAAGCTTGATTCAAATGAGCAGCTTGAAGAGTTGGTTGGTTTAGATACTACTATTGACTGGAAGAACACGGGTGATAACAGTTATGATGGGGAAAAGCTTAGATTATTAGTTCACGATGAATCTGGTAAATGGGAAAGACCTGATAATATATTAAACAACTGGAGAGTTACAAAAACTTGTTTAAGGTTAGGTAGCAAAATAGTAGGTAAGTGTATGATGGGTTCTACGTCAAATGCTTTAGAGAAAGGTGGAAATAATTTTAAACAATTATACAACAACTCAGATGTTAAAAAACGAAACCGCAATGGACAGACTAGCTCAGGACTCTATTCTTTGTTCATACCTATGGAATGGAACTACGAAGGCTACATTGATTCTCATGGATTACCTGTATTCGATACGCCAAAACAACCAGTAATAGGGGTTGATAAAGAACTAATTGATTTAGGAGTTATAGAGCATTGGCAAAATGAAGTTGACGGTTTAAAAGAAGATCAAGATGGTTTAAACGAATACTATCGTCAGTTTCCAAGAACTACAAAGCATGCGTTTAGAGATGAAGCTAAAGAGTCTATTTTTAATCTTACTAAAATATATGAGCAAGTAGATTATAACGAAGATTTAAAAAATACAGCTGTAGTTACAACAGGTAGTTTTGCCTGGGCAAATGGAATGAAAGATACTAAAGTAGTATTTCACCCTAATAAAGATGGGAGATTTAAAGTGTCTTGGGTTCCTCAGTATAATTTGCAAAATAAAATAATAGTAAAAAACGGTATTAAGTATCCAGGTAATGATCACATGGGTGCATTTGGATGTGACAGTTACGATATATCAGGTACTGTTGATAAAAGAGGATCTAACGGTGCTTTGCACGGGTTAACTAAATTTAGTATGGAAGATGCTCCTCCAAATTGTTTTTTTCTAGAGTATATAGCACGACCTCAAACTGCTGAAATGTTTTTTGAAGACGTATTAATGGCATGTGTATTTTACGGTATGCCTTTACTTTGTGAAAATAACAAACCTAGATTACTATATCATTTTAAAAGAAGAGGTTACAGAGGGTTTAGTATGAACAGACCGGATAAAGTTTGGAACAAACTATCAGTTACCGAAAGAGAAATAGGTGGAATACCTAACTCTAGTGAGGATATAAAGCAGGCACACGCCGCAGCAATCGAATCTTATATAGAAACACACGTTGGTTACAACGGGGAAACATATGGCAATATGTATATGCAGCGAACATTAGAAGACTGGGCTAAGTTTAATATAAACAATAGAACAAAACACGATGCTTCCATTAGTTCAGGGCTAGCGATTATGGCTTGCAATAAAAATAGGTATACACCTGTAGCTGTTAGAGAAAGTAAAGCTATAAGTTTACCTTTTAAGAAATATGATAATAAAGGATTTACTTCGCAAATAATAAAATAAATGATAGAAACTAATTACAATAGCTCTTTTCCTAGTCAAACTGTTAGCGATGAAGAAAAAGCCAGTTCAGAATACGGCTTACAAGTAGCTAGAGCTATAGAACACGAATGGTTTGGAAGTTCTAGATCATCACAAAATAGGTTTTCGTCTAATTACGGAGCTTTCCACCAGCTTAGATTATATGCTAGAGGGGAACAATCAATTCAAAAATACAAAGATGAGTTATCTATAAACGGTGATTTATCTTATCTTAATTTAGATTGGAAGCCAGTACCTATTATTCCTAAGTTTGTAGATATTGTTGTAAATGGTATGTCTCAAAAAACATACGATATAAAAGCTTACGCTCAAGATCCTGAATCTAGTAAGAAAAGAACAGACTATGTTTCAGCTATTGTAGCTGATATGCGAACTAAAGAGTTCAACGAGCAAATGATGTCTAAGTTAGGAATGGATACTTACAATGTTGAAAATCCAGAAATGCTTCCTGAAAATGAAAATCAACTAGCTCTTCACATGCAACTTGACTATAAGCAAAATATAGAAATAGCTCAAGAAGAAATAATAAACAATGTTTTAGATAATAACAAATACACTTTAACTAAACGTAGATTAGACTACGATTTAACAGTTATAGGTATTGCTGCTACTAAGACTAATTTTAATAAGTCAGAAGGAATTAAAGTTGATTATGTAGATCCTGCAAATATAGTTTACTCTTATACAGAAGATCCTAACTTTGAGGATTTATACTACGTAGGTGAAGCTAAAGAAGTAACGCTAGCAGAGGTTGCAAAAGAGTTTCCATCGTTAAGCAACGAAGAATTAAAAGATATAGAAAAAATGTCAAGTTCGCGTAACTATACAAGTGGATATAGTAGCAATGACGACGAAAAAGTTTCTTTAATGTATTTTGAATACAAGACTTATATGAACCAAGTCTTTAAAATTAAAAAAACAGATCAAGGGCTTGAAAAGGCAATTGAAAAATCAGACAGTTTTAATCCACCTGAAAACGATTCATTTAAAAAAGTATTTAGAACTATAGAAGTTTTATATACAGGTGTTAAGCTTTTAGGTCACAATAAAATGTTAAAGTGGGAAATGTCAGAAAATATGACAAGACCATTTGCAGATACTACTAAAGTAGCTATGAATTATTCTATTTGTGCACCTAAAATATATAAGGGTAAAATAGAGTCTTTAGTTGGTCGTATAACAGGTTTTGCTGATATGATTCAATTAACTCATTTAAAGCTACAGCAGGTTATGTCTAGAATAGTACCAGACGGTGTATTTTTAGATATGGATGGTTTAGCTGAAGTTGATCTTGGTAACGGAACATCTTACAATCCAGCTGAGGCTTTGAATATGTACTTTCAAACAGGTAGTGTTGTTGGTAGATCTTTAACGCAAGACGGTGAAATGAACAGAGGTAAAATACCTGTGCAAGAACTATCTTCGTCATCAGGTCAAGGAAAGATTTCAGCACTTATAAACACTTATCAATATTACTTACAAATGATAAGAGATGTGACTGGTCTAAACGAAGCAAGAGACGGTAGCCAACCAGATAAGAATTCTTTAGTAGGACTTCAAAAGATGGCCGCTAACGCGTCTAATGTAGCTACTAGACATATACTACAAGCTGGTTTATATCTAACGCTTAAAACGTGTGAAAACATTTCATTAAAAATAGCAGACTTGTTAGAGTTTCCTTTAACTCGTAATTCTATGAACAACAGTGTTTCAATATACAACGCTGAAATTCTAGATGAAATAGATACTTTAAATTTGCATGACTTTGGTATTTACTTAGAACTAGAGCCAGACGAAGAAGCTCAACAGCAATTAGAGCAGAACATTCAAGTAGCATTGCAATCAGGAGGCATTAACTTAGAAGACGCTATTGATATTCGTCAAATTAAAAATATTAAGTTAGCTAACGAATCTATCAAGTTTAGAAGACAGAAAAAAGAAGAAGCAGACAGAGCAGCTCAACAATCAAATATAAAAGCGCAAGCCGAGGCAAATGCTAAAGCATCAGAAGCTGCAGCAATGGCTGAAGTACAAAAACAACAAGCCTTATCTCAAACTAAAATACAAGTAGAGCAATCAAAATCTCAGTTTGAAATACAGAAAATGCAGCAAGAAGCAGAAATTAAAAAGCAATTAATGGAAGTTGAATTCCAATATAATATGCAACTAGCTCAAGCTCAGTCTGGTGTAAAACAGGGTAATGAAAAGTACAAAGAAGATCGTAAAGACGATAGAACAAAAATACAAGCAACTCAACAAAGCGAGTTAATTGATCAAAGAAAAAACGATTCTTTACCAAAGAATTTTGAGTCTGCAGGGTTTGACAACCTGGGCGGATTTGGCCTAGAGCAATTTGAACCTAGGTGATAACTATTTACTAATTTTATAATATCATATCATGTCAGAAACAATTAAAGTGGATCTTAGAGACGGTCCTAAAGTAGAAGTAGACAACGTTACTAAAGTTGACTTGTCT